TGCCTCTCGTGTCAGCACATCGGCAGCTTCGTGATATTTACCCATGATGTTGTCCTTTACACGCGAATGGGTTGTTGGCGGCGGACCAGAAGCATGACCGTGATAGATGGCGTTGTTCCGCCCGTCACCTTGGGCCGCACGAATCGGGTAATCTCGGTCACGGCCTCGAGAGCATCGGCGGTCTTGCTGATGGCGGTCGTCTGCGGATCGGTCAGGGTGAAATAGTTGGTCCCGTCCAGTGAGCCTTCGAGCACGCAGGTCGCGCCGCCCCATGTTCCTGTCATCTGCACCGTCCGATCGGCCCATTGCGTGAATGGGATTGGGGCGCCGACGTCGTTGGTCGTCATGTTCGCCCACCGGAACAGGCGCACCGACTCATCGCCGCTGAGACTCAGGTCATTGGTCGTGTCTGCCAGTGGGTTGGTAGGGGATATCGTGGCCATTACTGCCTCCTGAGTGGTATCTCAGCGGCCGATTGTGGCGATGCCCCCCAAGCCTAATAGCCGGTGGCGGTGTCGTAGGTGCTGAACTTCGGCGGGCTGCGCGACAGCATCAGCGAGGTCGCGGCGTCCTGGCTTGGCTGAGTCAGAAAGCGCCTGATCTCTGGCTCTTCCTTGCGGGCCAGGCAGTCGATGGCGTCATCGTGCGCGCCCACCGGGAAGGATTCCATCTCGCTGATCAAATCGAGGATGATGTCCCGCTGATGCCCATCGGCGCATTGCCGGACCATAGACTCGGGCAGCCATACCCTGCCCTGCTGCAAGCCCGGGATAAGCCGGCGAATACGATCCTCTTTCTTGGTGCCCCCGCCAAGGGGAATGACGCGAAACCGGTACTGCTGGCGTTCCTGCTCAATCTTGATGTGCTCGATGTCGGCTTGCAGTCCGTATTCCTCGTAACCGACCACGGCCGGCTTCCAGCGCCGCACAAGGTCGAACACCTTCTCGGCACGCCCGGTCAGGTTGAGCCGATCGCGCACCCCGTCCAGGATGTATTCGTTTCCATCCGGCCCGATTCCGACCACCCACATCGACGTATAGTCGCCTCGGTTGCGGTATTTACCGCTGGCTGGATCGACCAGCAACACACGATTGCTTGCCGCAGGCGGGCGCCGGTACTGACACAACCACTCGCGCCTGAATTCCCCGCCGCCGATCGGGCGCGGCTCTTGCTGATAGAGCGCCGTCCAGGTGCGCGGCTCGCGCTTTGCCTGCTCGACCATCGCATCGGTGAACCATTCCGGCCAGAGCAACTCGCCCGGGAGCCTCCCTAACTCGTCGCCTGCAACCGCTTCCATCGGCAACTTGATCACGCGCACCCGTGACTGCGACTGCTTTGCATCCGAGAGCACCCGTCCGATCAGATCATCCTCGTGCCAGCGCGTGTTATGGCTGACTAAGCCATTGGCAATAAAATTCTCAGTGCCTGAGACTTGTATATCAAAAACATCCTCATACCCAACCTCAACAATCTCGATTATTCGATCGGTCGTGAAGTCTGAGGTATGTGGCGGCAGACTCAGCAATTCTTGCTTTCTTTGCATACCCGATAAGCAGGTTGCATTCATTGCAAAGAAGCCCTCTAACTGCTCCGGTTTCATGACAGTGATCGACGAAGAGTTTTTCACCGTGACGATGCCGGGCTGTTTTATCTGGAGACCTTCCGCATATTGCACATAGCCCTTTTTGCTTTTCGAGTAGGGTTGAATACTCTTTATCCCCAATCCCGTAGCGATATTTGAGATGCGCTTCACGACGAGATTCTTTATTGCATGAAGGAGGCCTAACACCTTCCGCCCATCGAATCTTGTTGTAGTGCGATGAACAGTACCCGCGACAGACGACTGGCTTATCGCAGCCCGCATGGCCGCACGTCTTCCCCTTCCACTTACCCCATTGACCCGGAATATTTCTTGGCCCGGGCGTAAGTTCCTTAATCTTGTCCATGTTGGTCCTTTATCGTCATGCACCAAGAACGGGTGCCTTGCATTAGCTCTTACTGAAGTTCCAGACGCCATCCTGATCTCATAGACCAGGTCTGGACCGTGATTGATCCAATTTTGAACCACAACATTAACCAACACCCCATCTTCATACGAAGCAACAACGTCTCCGCGTTTTATGTCCCTGATTGGCTTTACTGACCGATGATCGGAGAGCATGACCTCAGTATCTCCAGTCAAACACCCGATCAGAATCACCCCGGCGTTAGGCTTGAGACGAGTGAGCAAGTCGTCACGCCACCACGCCCACTGTTTTTCCCGGATGGTTTCCGAGTCGGCGTCCTCGCGCGACTTGACCGGATCGTCGATGCAAGCGATATCGGCGCGCATGCCGGTGATGGCCCCGCCAATGCCGGCCGCATAATAGCCTCCGTCTATCGTCGTGTCCCATCTTCCCGCCGCCTGACTATCGGGCGACATGATGCATCCTGGGAATATCAGCTTATGCTCTTCGCCCGCGACGATGTTCCGGACGCGTCTCCCGAAACGCTCGGCCAACTCTGCCGTATGCGACGCGGCAATAATCCGATGCTCAGGATGCCTGCCGAGATACCAGGCCGGGAATGCGATTGAGCCGTAACTGGACTTGGCACTGCCTGGCGGCATCGACACCACCAGCAGGTCAAGCTCGCGCCGCTCGATCTGCTCGAGGGCGTCGCAAAGCAGTATGTGATGTCGGGCCGGCGTGACCTGAAGCACTTCCCCGGCATAGGTCGCCAGGGCGCCAGCGCATCGATGCCGCAACTCTACGCGCAGCAAATCGTCCAGCTCTGCGGCTTCTCGGTCGGTCAGCGCCACTTACTTCGTGAGCTTGGCTTGCAATTCGGCAATGCGGGCCAGCCGCTCTTCGTGGCTCAGTTGAGTGACCGTCGCGTTGATCTCGACCACATTAGGCGCCTTGCCCCAGCCACGATCGATGATGTAAGCAGCGGCGTTAAATTTGACCGAATCCTTGTCGGCACCGTCCATCAGCCCTCGAATGCGCTCAAGCGCCTGCGGCGTCAGCTTCCGGCAAGCCTGGATCAGGTCAAGCTCTTCTGCCGTCAGTTTCGGCCGTCCGCGCGGATTGCCGCCGATGCCCTTGACAAAAGGCCGACCAACTTTTTTACGTACTGTTTCCTGCATCGCTATCGATTTAGCAGTCCCGATAGCGTCAGCCTATTGCTGCCCCCCGAGGGTTAGCTCTCGAGCCATTGCAGGACACGCTCAAGGGTCAAGGCGCATATCTACGTGTAGCTATCGCCCGCACCTGATCAACGACCGACTCTGACACCCGGAAGGCGGCGCCTGCGCGAAGCGCCTGGCCACAGCAAGGGCAAACGATGCGGCTCTTGGCAGCCTCTCTAGCCCGATACAGGGCCGGCACAGACTTGATGGACAGTCCGACCGCCTTGGCGGCTTTGGCAGCACTCAACCCTTGTTCCATCAAAGCAAGGGCTTGTTGGGTTTTTGATTCGCTCATAGTGCGACGACTGTAGCACTGCCCATACGCGCCGGCAAATTCCATGCATTGGCTGGAAACCCTGATTATAGCTCGCTATTAGCATCGCTATAAGTTACAATGAGTCTAGCTATAAAAACATTCTAATTGCTATTGCTATCGCACTCTCTATATTACGAATCGTCAGCAGCACCAATCGGCCACCAGCAGCAAGTGCCCGACACCGACACCAGAGACCCCGGGGCATGAGGCGACAGCCTAGTCCTGACAGATGAAACCCCGGGCCGATCCGTCGAGGGACCACAGACAGTTGGGAAATAACTGATCACACGACAAGCAGCAACGCATCACACCTAAAGAGTTTCGGGTGCCGTGTGCAGATAGCCAAGCAACCAACCGGCACCTGCTATTGAGTCACCAGCAACCTGGGCCAACCCAGGTTAGTGGCGATTCCCGCCCTGCCGCTTCCATACGGCTAACAACTGGAGATTCATCATGCGCAAAGCCCAATACAAAGCGAAGAACGGCGCCATGCAGTGGAAGCCGTCCTTCAAGTGGATTAAAGAGAGTTCCGAAGAGTGCGAAGGCTTTTGCCTTGCCTGCGGCGAAACGCAGTCCGGCGTCGAACCTGATGCCCGCCAATACCGGTGCGAATCCTGCGGCGCCAGGAAAGTGTACGGAGCCGAAGAGCTTGGCCTCATGGGCCTCTACTGTTAAGGGAACGTCATGACGATCAAATCAAGCTATGACGCATGTGCGTGCATCGAAGGGTTCGACGGCCTCGACCACGATGAGGACGACATCATCGAAGCCTTCCAGTTCCTCATCGACTGCGGCGCCTCCTGGACCCTCCAGGGCTTCTACGGCCGCACCGCTTCCCGACTCATCGAAAGCGGGGTGTGCCATGCCTGACCCCACCGTGCGCATCATCATTGGCGCCAATGCCTACGCGGTCATCACCCACGACAACGGCACGATGGATGTGCTGTTGTCACCTGGCAAGAGCGCCAGGAATTCAATGCTCGAGACGGTCGATGAAATGACCAACAAGGCCAAGACCATTCTGCGTCGTGCGGCAATCATCGAAGCCGCCGCGCTGACGCTCTAGTCCCCACTGACCCTGCGCCCACTCACTTGGACGCAGTCCAGTGCGGTCTCGCACTCCGGCGCTTCCTTACGCCGGCCACAAAAAACAGGAGGTAACGCCATGTATCGATATAACACCCGCTCGAACCAGTCCGGATATCGCAGCAACTCTCCCCTGACCAACGACGAGATCATGGCCTATGCGCCGTCCGTCATGGCCGAAGCGCCGCACGAGTCTCGCGGCGACCGCTACGCATTCATTCCGACCATCAACGTTCTCGATGGACTGCGCGATGCAGGCTTCCAGCCATTCGAGGTTCGCCAGACCAAGTGTCGCGATGCCGGCAAGCGCGAATTCACCCGCCACCTGGTCCGAATGCGTCACCCGGACGCCATCGCCACGCAGTCCGAGGTGCCCGAGATTGTCTTGCTCAACTCGCACGACGGAACCAGTTCCTACCAGTTGCTGGCCGGAATTTTCCGCATGGTCTGCTCCAACGGCATGATTGCCGGCGATGTCTGCAACGACATCCGCATCCGACATAGCGGAAACGTGGTCGACGATGTCATCGAGGGCAGTTTCACGGTCCTGGACAATCTCAACGACGTGACCGAACGGATCGGCACCTACAAGGCGCTGCCATTGCTTCCCGACGAACAGGCGCTCCTTGCCAATGCCGCCATTGGTCTGCGCTGGGGCGAGTCGGCGCCGGTCACTGCTAACGAGGTTCTCAGGCCGCGCCGCTGGGAAGACCGCAAGGACGACCTCTGGACGGTCAGCAATCGCTTACAGGAGTCGCTGATTCGTGGTGGCAATCTTGGTCGCAACGCCAATGGCCGCCGTGTTCGTACCCGTGCCATCACGGGCGTGAATGAGGACGTCAAGCTCAACCGTGCCTTGTGGTCCATCACTGACCACTTCGCCAAGATGAAGCTCGCCGCTTAGTCCCCACCAACCCTGCGCCTGCTCACTCGGGCGCAATCCATGAGGGTAAAGAAATGAAAACACTCAAGCGTGAA